AGGTGGTGGAGCCGCTGGTAAACTCTTTCCACTGCCAGCCTATGCAGTAATGTATAGAAAACAAGCTCTTTAATTGCTGGGAAACCCTAACTACGGGTTAGAAGGGCAATCAGCAGCCAAGCCGGGAAACCGGAAGGTTCAACGACTATTCCGAAAGGAAGTACAATCAAGCGATTGGAAACGGGAGCCTCCAGCCATATTGCACTGGATGAAGATATAGTCTATTCTGCATGGAAACATGTAGCAGCGAAAGCGGTTAAAACGTAGCGAGTTTTAATGTTTATTAACACAGGGAGGGAAATCGTTTTTGGGAGCCTGTTGGCTCATTATTTCCTGCATGAGATTTGAGAACATCCGTGCGGTCGTGGCACGTAAGACAATCAAGTCTTTGAAGGAATCTACTTGGAATACGATCAAGACGGTTCTAAAAAACTGGGGATTAAAAGAAGAAGTGAACTACAGAATCAATAATCTGGAAGGTACGCTTACCTTTTGGAACGATTCTGTCATTATCATGAAGGAAATGGTCGATCTGCCTTCTGACCCGAACTTCGAGCGATTCGGTTCTTCCGAATATACGATTGCCATGATCGACGAGGTGTCGGAGATTTCGGAAAAGGCGGTTGAAGTGCTTTTTTCCCGTCTTCGTTGGAGAATACACGAGACATTCAAGACATCCAGAATGTTTATGAGCACCAACCCGACTACAAACTGGGTACGTTCCCGGTTCGTACAGGATGAAAACGGAGACAAGGTGGAATGCCGGGAGGGAGAGGCTTATATACCGTTCTCCGTATTCGACAACCCGGACATCGCTTTCCGGCAGACTTACGAGGCGGCATTGAACAAGATTCGTGACCAAGCCACAAAGGAGCGTTTGTTATATGGTAACTGGGATTTCGTGGAAGCCAACGATATGGCCGTTTACCACAATTTTGACGGTTCCAGACATCTTATAACGAACCTGAAGGAAAAGGTCTACGATCCGACCAAACCTATCATTACCATCTGGGACTTCAATGTCGCACCCAGAATGTCTACTTTGTTGGCTCAGATAAACTATGACAAAAAAGAGATATATGTCATAGAGGAAATATTGGGATTGCCGGAAAAGAAGGAAAACAATACTCCGGCTCTGGCAAGGAAGATACAACAGAAATTGTATAGGGAAAAACATATCGGAGGGGTGGACGTGACAGGAGACCCTGCCGGATTACAGCGTTCAACCACAAATGAAGATGGGACAAACAACTACACCATCATCACGGAAACACTGGGCAGGGGCGTATTGAAACCTAAGATCAAGCTCTTAAAAAAGCAGCCTCCACAAGTTACCCGATGTGAATTTGTCAATGAGGTGTTCGAGGGATTTGACGGATGGAAACTGATGATTGATTTACGTTGCAGGAAGCTCACAGAAGACCTTATTTACCAGTTAAAGAACGAGGATGGTACAAAGTGCAAGGCAAAGGTTACAGACGCTAAAACAGGCGTAAAATACGAAAAATACGGCCACTTGTCCGACTGCCTTGATTACCTGCTATGCTATTATTTAAGGGATAGCTGGACGAAATACAAAAGAGGGGACGGTTCTATGACCATCCTTTCCACAGCTACCATTAACGAAGGATTTAACTATTAACGAACAATTAATCTATGTACAGACGATTTTTAAACAATAGCGATTATCTGGGAATCATCACGCAAGACAGCCTTTCCCAGATAACGAGAAACGAACCGGAAACATTCATTCAAGCCGAGGAAGCCGCAGAAATGAGTGTCATAGAGTATCTGAGCGAGAACTATGAGATTGAAAAAGAACTGAATAAAGGGAAATATATCGCTGAATACGACCGAAAGATAACTTATCCGATCGGAGCACATATTTATTTTGATGGTAAAATCCACGAGATAATAAGATCGATCAGCGGATACAAGGCTCCTTCTTCCGTGGAATACTGGGAAGAGTTTGTGGATGAGAAAGGCGAGATACGGGAATTTCAACGATACAGCCAGTTCAAAACCTATTACAAAGGTGATATTGTCTTATATAACGATACGCCTTATATCTGTCTTGTTGAAAACGGATGGAGATTTGGGGATATACGAATCCCGATGGTAAACGGATGGAAACTTGCTGAATATACAGACTGGAATCCGATTGAGTACGAGCTTTGGAATGTCGTAAAGTTTGACGGTTCCTATTATACTTTGATGTCACTGGAGGGGTTCGACAATAATAAAAACCCTTTGGAATCGGAAAATTGGGGTGCTATTGCCGATTATGATCCTCAGTACAACGAATACGAACTTTCATCACATGAGTACGTTGTATATGATGGCCAAGTGTATTATCCTGAAATAGACGTGAACAGTGACAGTCCGGTTATCGGGGAAAATCTTGCACTACACGATCCCAGAAACTACAATCTCAAAAAGCACATGATTCGGTTGGCTGTGTACGAGCTTACCAAACTGATTGCTCCCAATAACGTCAGTGTTGTTAGAATGAGAGATTATGAGGATTCCATGAAGTGGCTTAATGACGCTTCTAAGCTGAGAATCAACCCTCAGATTCCACGAAAAATAGCAGAAGATAACAAGCCGGTTACAGACTGGCAGATGGCGACATTCCAGACATCTTATGATCCATACAAAAACCCCTGGCAGGTATGAAAAGATTTTATTACGACAACCGAATCGCCAAAATACTATTGGCATTCAGTTCTTGCCACACAATCACAATTGGCCCGTTTGTATTAAGCAAGTTATCTCCGGAGCATATAACGCAAAGAGTCAGGAACCATGAAACCTGCCATTCATATCAATGGATAGAAACGACCTGTGT